CCTAATAACGGCCTCGTGTTCCTTGTCTAAAAACTTGACAATGGAATGCGGTGGGAAGACAGATTCGTCTTCAACTACCGGTGCCCACATAGCATGTTTATGTGCGGTACGGTCTGCCCTTTCGCTTCTGCGATAAGCAAACCCATATTCACAGACCATTAGTTTGTGAATACGATAACAGGTCTCCCTAGGAGACCTGCTACCTACAACGACTTTCTCTAGAAAGTCCTTGTCCGGGACAAAACTGCCGTTACCCCCCAATTCTAGGGGGATATACTTACAGAGTGTATCCGGTGTCTGTGGCAAAAATATATTTTGTAACAGAACTGACCTAATAAAGGTCATGGCTAGTTGCTTATTAACTGCAACTACCCATCGACACTCCTTCCCAAGGAGGTCGAACTTACCCAAAGTGGAGTAAGAATACTTGTCTAAATTTTGACGAGTATTAAGCATCAACCTGGCACGGGGATAATCAATATACCCGCAGCATGGCTGATTCTTTTTCATCCTTGCGATAACTGTATCGCCAGGATACTGTGGAACGAGGCAAACCTCTTCACAGTAACTTACAAATCTAGTTGATTTGTAAGTATCGACTTCAGAAATAATGAAGCCGATATTCTCCAGCTGTTTAAAGTGGAAGTCAATGGCTTCTGACTTAGGTGTCAGAACAACCAAATCATCCCCTACAGCGGAGAACACCAAAGGAAAGAACCTTTTGGTGTACAATCCCGCATACTCTTGTGAGATTGTAAGGAGTATCTTAGTCATAGGATCTCCCATAAGCCAACCCCGCATCTTTTTGCAGAGTGGCTTTCCTTGGTAAAAGATTTGTCTTTCACCAAGATGAAGGTCTCTAGCGAGTTTCATAAACTCGACTGGAAAGTCCTTATTGCTTGAATCGCCAATTGCGATTAAAGCATCCCATATCTGTTTACCAACAGATATGTTAGCGAAATCTGTAGCAGTCTGCAGATCCGTAGAACCACCAAATATTTGGTAGTTCCCGTCGAGGTCTCCCTCCACGGCCAAATCCTCCCAAATTGTATTGGAGGGATTTAGATCTTTGAAACACATGTTCCAAAGATGCCTGTCAGCGTTCATACCAGAACGCACAGGTTGGGAACAACACACGCCTTTAAAGGCATGTGCCGCTACATTTAATATTGTTATAAAATGTATACTGGCAACCGTGATTGTTCGAGCCTTTGAAGGCTCTAGAACCACCGAAACTGAAACATTAGTAACAGTTTCTCGGTCGACCAAAGACTTCTCAATTGAATAATTGAGAATGTCTGTAGAGGAAGCAACTCTGTGCTTCTCTACTGGCTTACGTTCTAATGTACGTAAGTCATACTCAAAATCAATATATGATTTTGAGATTTGAGAGAGGGCAAAAGATTGCCCTCCCTCGTCCCTTCCAGCTTCTCTAACGGCTGAGGGACCGGAGGAAATTTTAGATATATTATCTATTTTCCTATACCTAGGAGCTAAGAAGCTCCAGAGTAATTGAGTGTCCATTTGAATGAATGGAGACTCTGTCTCAATAGTTCTCTTGAACTTTTGGACCGAGCTAGTAGCCATACGGCTATTAGCTATCCCCAAGGCCCTGCTTTGAGTACATGTAAATAAAACATGTAACTGAAAAGTAAAGGGTTGATCCTTGTGGATTGCCATGAGAGCAACAACGCTCTCATAGTAGGGAAGTGCACTTGGAAAGTGGCTTCCAACGAAACCTACTATGGTTCCGTTAAGGGCAAAGAACTTTCTGATTTCTTTTGCCGTGTCCTTCACCATTTTGATGAAGAACTCATAGTTATTAGCACAATTCTCTAATGACCATTTTGTCAATCTATCTATCATAGATATATCGACTTGATCCCAATAAGTTGGGATCATCAGCCAGGGGAAACAAACACCCTGTGCTGAGTGGAACCAAGATTCAATTTGGTTCAACTTACCTCGTTTCAACAAATAATACAAATGTTGTTTGAAGCTTTTAGACATAATTGACCAAATATTGGACAATATAAAATCTAATTGCAGAGGAAGCGGAAGATCCCGAAGGTATGGGATCTTGTCGTGCTTGAATCTAAAATTTTTAGATCTCAAGTAGAAAAGTGGTATCTTCTTAACGAAGAAATCCACGCAGCTATTAACATCAAGTTGATACTGCTTTAGGAGGGAAGTGAGGTAATACCTCTTCTCCCCACCTTCATTGGCCCTCAAGTGAGGGGCAATGTAAATAGCTGAACCATTTGGTTCATCTATTGACTGTTGTATCCTCTTGGATGCAGCAGTAAAGTCCTCATCTTCATAAGATGAGGAGATGGGCGTATAATAAATACGTTCCATCACGCCAGATAAATTGTTATCTGACGTTAGGCTATCACAATTCTTTGTGGTAACCTGTATACCGGGGCTTAACCTGCCACTAAGTGGTAAAGGTAGC